CTTTTGGCTTTTTTTCGTATTGGCCGTTAGTGTTTCATCACAAAATCTTCTTTGAGGGAAAGTGGTACGAATGGCTCGCTGCGTGGGCCATCTGGACTATCTGCTGGCCGTATCGCTACATCCTTGATGCTTGGTATTGGTGGAGGGCTAAGAAGTGAGCGATTGGAAGCCAGCAGAAATTGAACCATGCCCAGGTCAGTGGATAATTGTAAAGACGGCTAACGGTTTCTTCATTGGTCAGTATCAAAGCAATCCATTCAAGCGCGTTATGAACTGGGAGCTTAGCAAGTGGTATCAAGGATTCACGCACTGGACTGCATTTGATATTCCTGGAGATCTAGAATGACCACAATCAACGACCTAGACCAAATCAACACCATGGCGATGATGACCATGTGCGAGCTTGGGTATGCGCGGTATGAGCGGTTTCGTGCAGGGCTTAAGATGGATGATGAGGCTTGCGAGAAGCTTAGACAGTTCGTGCATTCGAATGCTGATCGCGAACACGAGCTAGAACTACGAATTAAATGCGCACCGATGTACAAACCTATGGCATACTGATTGCCAGCGGTGACTCCCCTCCCATCGCTGTTACACCTTTTGCCAGTCGTGAACCGTCCGACTGGCATTTTTTTGCCTATTTTTACGCAAAACAGCCAGAATATGTGCAGTTTTATGCATGTGTTATCATTCCTGCATCCGGCGACAATGCCAGCGCAGGACCTGAAATCCTGTTAGCTTCCGGATCGGATTGGGAGATGATACCCGGTCGCTGCAACACACGCTCCAAGCCTATGACCGCAGGGTTATGCTCAAATCGGGGCGTTTTTATGTGCGCGTGAAAAAGTGATATCACAAAGCCACCGAACTGAAACTGATATCATTATGTCCAACTAGGTACATTCCTTAAATCAGACCACATCCACAATGAAGAAGCCCATGAGCGATCCAACTGGCGACCCAAACGTACTAGCGCAACTGTGGGCATCTATTCCGGAGCCTATCAAGGCCGCAATCATGAACGTAGCACTCAGCACGGTAATGGCGTTTCGTAATAGTGAACGAACATTCTGGACATCGTTCTGGGAGGTTAGCGCAGGTGGCATCATCACATTCATGGCCGGCTCAGCAGTAGAAGCGTTCGGCCTGTCTAATGGCTGGTGTTTCGCAATTGGTGGCGCCATTGCAGTGTTCGGCATTGATCAGGTTAAAGCCTTCGCCGCCAAGGCGGCAGATAAGAAGATGGCCGAATAGGTTAGAATAGCCTTCACAATGGAGGCTTTTTAATGGCTAATAGACCAATCGTTCACACAGGGGATAAGACCTCTACTGTCGGGCGCTCAAGAATGTTTGAGACGCCTGATGATCTTATGGCTGCCTGTGAAGAATACCTAGCCTGGAATAACGCTAACCCTCTGATGGAGGAAAAGCCGTTCTGCTTCCAAGGCCAGATCATCATGGCCGAGATTCCTAAACCTCGCGCACCTTCCATCGTTGCACTTTGCACCCATCTTGGCATTCACCGCCACACCTGGCAGAACTACCGCATCAGTGAAGAGTTCGACCTAGTTTGCGAAGAGGTCGAGGCTCGAATGCGCACGTATAAGTTCGAGCGAGCGGTAGCAGGCCTGATGAACTCAACACTCATTGCCCGCGATCTTGGACTTGTTGACAAGCAAGAGGTTAAGCACTCCAGCGACGGCACCATGTTGCCTAACCGAATCGAGCTAGTAGCAGGCAAGGAATGAGCACGGCGCAAATCCGTCTGCCTCCTAAAATGCTGGAGGTGTTCAAGCATCCTCGCGGCTCCGTTCGATATCGCGGCGCTAGAGGTGGTCGAGGGTCTGGGAAATCATTCTCATTTGCCAAGATGGCTGCCATATGGGGCGTAATTGAGCCTTTGCGCATCCTATGCACCCGCGAACTCCAGGCATCTATCAAGGAGTCATTCCACGCCGAGTTAAAGAACGCCATCGCATCCGAGCCGTGGCTTGAGGCTGCGTATGACGTTGGCGTCGACTACCTGCGCGGGAAGAACGGGACCGAGTTTCTGTTCAAGGGCCTTCGCCACAATATCGGCTCTATCAAGTCGCTGGCTCAGATCGACCTATGTATCGTGGAAGAGGCTGAGGATGTACCTGAAGCCTCCTGGCAAGCCCTAGAGCCAACTATCCGTGCGCCAGGCTCAGAGATATGGGTCGTGTGGAACCCGCGTCTAGACGGAAGCCCTGTAGATCATCGATTCGTAAAGAACACACCGCCGCGATCCTGCATCGTGGAAATGAACTATTCCGACAATCCGTGGTTTCCGCTTGAGCTTGAAGAACAGCGACTGCACGCACTCAAGACGATGGATAGTGCAACCTATGCGCACATATGGGAGGGCGATTACCTTAGCCGAACCGATGCGCAAGTGTTCGCTGGCAAGTCGCGTATTGCCGACTTTGAGCCAGGTCCTGACTGGGATGGCCCATACAACGGTCTCGACTTCGGGTTCGCGCAAGACCCTACAGCCGCTGTCAAGTGCTGGATCTTTGATAACCGGCTGTACATTGAGTACGAAGCTGGCCGCATTGGCCTTGAGCTTGACGATACAGCCGCATACGTCAACGAGCGCGTGCCTGGATTCGCTGAACATGCCGTCCGTGCTGACTGTGCACGCCCTGAGTCCATCAGCTACCTGAAGCGCCACGGGATTCCTAGGATCGAAGGCGTCACAAAGGGCAAGGGCAGCGTAGAAGACGGCGTCGAACACATCAAGAGCTATCAGGAGGTAGTGATTCACACCCGCTGCGTAAAGGTGCAAGAGGAATTCAGGAAGTACGGGTACAAGGTTGACCGCCTATCCGGTGACATCCTCCCTGTCATCGTGGACGACTGGAACCACTACATTGACGCCATCCGTTACGCGCTTGAGCCTGTGATGAAGCTGAAGGCTGCTGGCGGTGTATTCCTCCCAGCCCGCATGCGCCGGTAACTGTTCTCCGGAAAACAGTTGCCATGAGCCGATAACGCTGCTACATTCGGCTCACACAACAGGAGGCGGTAAAGATGGCAACGGTTAAAGAACGAGAAGTGGTTAGCGAGATCATGAATCTTGCGTGTGACGTGAACGCAGAAGGCAAGGTATCTGTGCACGCTGAGGTGAATTCTTTCGGCATTCAGATTCGAATTTCGCCGGCAGAGATCAGCGATGCCGACAATTGGCAGTGGATTTACTATCCGAAGATGCAGGCTTACTTCGAGAGCGAATCTTTCGATGCTGACTACTTCGACAAGCCAGCATCAGAGTTCATCGCAGAACTGAAGAAACACCACCCACAATTCGACGCGGACGGGGTTAAGTTATGAGTAAGGTTGATTGGAGTTTGGCGCCGGAAGGGGCGACGCATTATTGCGAAGGCGCAATGAGTGGTTTTTGGCGAGATCTTAGCGAGCGCACATGGAAGTTCTATCGAGATTCTGATGGAACTTGGCATGACAGCGGTGATAAGGTGAGCTCGCTCTTGAATAACAGTTGCGGGCTGACGCTGATCGAACGTCCAAAGCCTAAACAATGGTCAGGCCCGCAAGATGGGTTGCCGCCAATCGGAATGAGCTTCGAATTCAAGGGGCTTAAGCACCGAAATCAAGATTATCTGTACGCACTGAAAGACTGGCATGTAGGAGATGTCGTATCTGTTGTTGCTCACGTAAAACTTCAGGGTGAAATGTCTGCGCTGTATTGGAACGAAGATAAGATGTCTTCTTCTACTGTTCGTCCGGATCTTCTTGAACGAGTGAAGAATACAGAGCAACACGCCTCCGAACAACGCGAAACCGCAATCCGCGAGATCATGGATATTGCAGATGTGGATTGCCGGGTTACTGCGGCGAAACTGGTTGATGCTGGGTTTAAGCGGGAGGTGGCTTGATGTGTCTTAAAGACAAGATTCGCGATGAGCTTTCATGGATTTGCAGCGGAGAAACTCAGCTTGATATTCTGCTTGCTTTGTCGGGACTGATATCTGAATACAGTGATCGTCAGTTAATCGAGAAGGAAGTATACGAAAAAGTCCGTCTTGAAGAGTATGAGCGAGCAAGACAGGATTTTGATTCAAGGCTTAAAAAGGCAATGGAAATCAAGTAAAACAAAAGGCCCTCTAAACAAGGGCCTTTTTCTATTTCAGCTTGCGCTTAGCTCGCTCGATGATTCCGGGGGATAGTGGTTCGCCCTTGTCATTGACGAGTACAGATACGGTTGAACACTTGCAGTTGATACTTTGGCCTGACTCAGCCCACCATGCGCGCTGATCCGCTACAGAATGAAGGGTTCCATGTCTGGCTCGGTGATTCGCCCGAGTTGTCGGCGAAAGAGCGCTCAAGTGAAGTTCAAGCGTCTTAATGCCTAGATCCACGCGAGCCGCTTCAGCCTCATCCATACGCGCCTGACGGAAGGCGTTACCAACTTCGGTGCGGGCAATCCGCTCACCTCTACGCTGGTTTATACCAGTGCTAGCTGATATGTCTTTGGCTATGACCCTTGGGTTGAGCCCTGCAATCATGCCCCTAGTTAATGCGCCTGCTAGATCCGTCTTCGCTTGTGCCGTAAACCCTTTCATCAGTTCAAACTCTCGCGCACGCAGTAGGCCGATACGCTTACGGTATGGCTCGCTGAATAGGATGGCATCAAGTGAAGGCTTGGTTAGCGCGTACAGTTCGCTCTGCACTGTCAAGTTAGCCGCTTGAACTGCCGTACCCTGGATGTATGCAGGCTCTACATAGGCGCGCATGCTCCACAATTCTTGCTCTCCACCTTCCAGCAGGATCAGTTCTGCTATCCGCTCAATCTCGCTGTTGATACCAAGCAAGATCGCTTGGTCAAGCTCAAACTGGTAGCTTGTGGCATTGGTCTGCATGGAGTTGAGAGTAACGACTGTGTAGTTCTGCTCTCCAAGAATCCTCAAGACCTCCTTGCCCACAGCCGCTACGCGTCGGTCAAAGTCGCGGATGAATTTCCTCTCCCTGCTATCCTGCATCGTGGGATCATCGAGTGTTCTCGGCAAAATCGCTTGGACTGGCATTGTATTCGCACCTTTTTTCGTTGCTGTATTGTACAATGGACGCGCTGCGTAGGGATTGATCCCCCGTCCTCATCCCCAACCCTGAGGGCGCAGCGTTTCACTTCTCATGGGTTGGTTCGCTTGGGGCGAATATGAAAGACTCGAACATAGGAAAAACCTTTTCCGTTTCAGGCTCAATCTTTACGTGCGTTAAGCTTGCAAAGGTATCAGGCACAAAGAAATATTATGAATTCTCATGCTCAAAATGCAGCCTTGACTCTGAGCTTTGGCCGGCAGGATCTCTTATATCAAGGATTGACTGCATAAAGCGCCAGACGCCATGCGCATGCTCGCCCATCACTAAGTGGTCAAAAGAGCAATATGCAGTAATCGTCAAAAGAAGCGCGAAGGCGAGAGGCTTCTCATTTCTTGGGTGGTCATCTGAATGGATGTTTGCGGCAACAAAGGTGCGATGCTCATGCCCTAAGCATGGTGAGTTTTCAGGAGCAACTATAAATCAGTTCATACGTAATGTTGGATGTCCCGGATGCAAGAATGATGGCGTCTCGTTGCGCATGAAAGGATTCAGCGCCAAGGAAGACGGCGAGATAATCGGCACGTTTTATAAAAATTGCCAAAGGCCAGATGGAACAGCATTCAGAAAGCACGAGAGAAAAAATTACTGGTACATCTATTGCCCTGTATGCGCCGCCGATGAATATACACAGGCAGGACTTTGCACCGGTGAGTTCTTTGCTTTTTGCGGTACATTCAAGAATGGCGGAACTCCATGCAGATGTTCAGATAGGTGCATATACACCAAAGAGCAAAGGGCTTATCAAATCAACAAGGAACTTGAAGGAAAGGGCGTAAAGTTTGTTTCTTGGCATGAGCATAATAGCTTCACGACAAGAGTAAAATTTGTTTTGGAATGCAATATACATGGTCGCTTTTCGTCAGTATTCCGAGCGGTATGCGTAAATAGGAGCGGATGTCCAGGCTGCGCAAAGACAGGATTTGACCAAACAAAGCTAGGTAGTGTATATGCATTATCTAGCGACTGCGGTGGTTACATGAAGATCGGTGTTGCGCACAATGTAGACGTTAGGTTGTCTCAGCTTCAGAGCAAGACGCCATTCAGCATATCAAAAGTCGCATCATTTGAAATGATCGGAAAAGACGCCTTGTCAATCGAGGGTGATTGCCACAAGAAGTTCATGTCAGCAGGATTTAAAGGATTCGATGGGGCTACAGAGTGGCTAAGGTCTGATCCAGACATTATTGAGTACATAAAGAAACGGGCCTAGATGGCCCGTTTTATTATTGCGCTGGATTCGCTGGATCTGGCGGAGAAATATCAGGAAGAGGTGGCATAGCTTCGGCGTTGTCGTAGCCACCGACCTCTCTAATCTCTTCTGGCGTAAACACAACCTCACCAAAGCCGGCCATCTTCTGATTGACTGTTGCCATCTTGTCTGCAATTGTCATCTTCTCATCCTTGCTAGCCTCGGTCAGATCATCCCAGCATACCGAGTATTCCAGAGTTAGCAGGACACCAAGCCGCATCAGATGATCAACAAACGTCTCGATGTCCGACGACAACAGGCTAACCCGACGACCCTGGCAACGCTTGTTGAATGTCTTCTGGTCCTCAGTAGACGCACGCTCGCCAGTCTGATTACCTACGATGATCTTGGACGGGATGCGGATGGAGGCGCAGAAGGATTGAAGGGATACGTCGAAGGCTGGTAGTGGATCAGGGACGTTTGCGACCAAAGGGGTTACGGTAGCGCCTTGAGTGATGATCGTCTGATCAATACCCTTCGACATTCCGTCGGTAACGTCATTAAATACGTCCTGCAAATCGCTAACCGGAACTCCGTGAGCTCTTGCAATCGAAGAAAGGTCCATGTCTCGCTCGAAGTTGATGCCAAGCTGACGACTGGCATTCTTCAGGAAAGATTCACCTGATCCACCAAGCACCTTCTCCATGTTTACGCAATCATTGAAACCTGCTTGCAGAAACGGTACGCCATTGCGCATATCGCCAACAACAACAACGCGATCAGGATGCATAGTGATAATGCGGCCAGGTTCAGCATTGAAGTTGTCATTCAGAGCGTTTTCGCAATACTCAAACGTCTTTGGCTTGCCGAAGTTAGCATCTGCCGGGTTGTCGTACCACGACGTAACTTTGATTTGACCTTCCCAGGCTACGATCAGGTTAATCAATTGCTGCTCAGATGCCTTGCCTACGGGCTGATCCCACTGCTTCGAGTCTTTGAATTGCAGGAGAATGCACGAATAACGCCCAATAAGACGGCGCATATCAGCATCGCGGAACTTCTCCCACAGCTTCAGGCGCTTGGCTAGCTTCTTGAACTGCTTCTCCCATGCAGTCGGAGCCTCGGCGCGATCTTCCTCGTCGCCCTCGATAACCTCTGGATCCGAGCTGAAGCACGATTCATTCAGAGTCATTACCGCGCCATGAGCAATACCGCCGCGCTCAAACAGTCGATAGAAGTCACCGAAGCACAGATGTTCTTTGTATCCGTAGCTGCACCAGGAATTAGGGCGGGCTGCATCGATGCTGCCACTCATGAGCGACTGACGAGACATCAACGTCGCCCGCTCGCTCAATGCCGAGTTCAGCGCCAAATCTAGTGCAGGCGTGCGTTTCACAGTCATAAAATAGGGCCTCGTAAATTATCCCTATTTTAGCATTGACTTGATGCTGAGTTGCGGCTAAGGTTTGCGTACTTTAAATGGAGGGTTGGACGGATGAAATTGGTTGAATTGTTGGCGGACAAGTTGGTCGAGTGGCCGGAAAATACGGTCGAGTACGTTCAAGGTGATGACGGGTGCTGGCCATTGGCATTCTCTGGAGCCAAGTTCACTGGATACACATGGATGCTAACCACTGGACAGACTTGTGGAAGCAAAGGAGATGTTCTGTATTTTGAGCTTGCGTCCGACTACAAGACTGCTCGGGTAACGCAGAAAATGTGGCAAGCAGAACGAGACCGCCAGAAGGGTGGCGAGTGGAAGCGGCATCGTGGTGGTAAGCAGCCCGTTGAAGACGGAGTTAGCATCGAGGTTCGTCATCGTGACGGTGAAATTGTATCCACGGAGGCCGGCAGCAAAGGCGCCATCCGCTGGAAGCACACAGGCCAACCGGGCGATATCATGGCCTTTCGAATCATCAGCCAGCCACAATCGGATGAAGTAGAAGAAATCGGATATCAAGAGACTGTCCACCCTGGAAACACGGACATCTACGCAGACGACGAATCAGAAGGAGAGGTTATCGTGCAATACATCGAAGCCAAGACGGATCAAATGGAAACGCCATTCAAGTGGCGAGACGAAGTAACCGAACTCAACGCCTACATCGAGAAATTCATCCGCGAGCGTGATGCGCTGATCGACCTTCTGGCTAGCGAAGGGTTTGCGCTGATCCCTGCTATGGCTCCGGTTATGGGGGCGGCTGATATCAATCCTCCTTTCAAAGATTGGCAGGTTGGCGATATCGTCGAAGTCATTAATATCAGCTGTTTCGCGAATTCAAGCGTTAAGGTTGGCGACCAGTATCCGATCTCTCATAGAGATAGCGTGGACGTAAAAGGTCCAGTCGGAACATTTGGCGACGAGGATAATTACAAGTTCATCCGCCGCCAGTAACCCATAGTCATCAACCAAAGCCCTCCTAGCCAGAGGGCTTTCTTTTGCCCATAATTTGGCATGGTAAACTAGGCGCAATTATTGGAGACTATCCTATGCGCCAAAAACAGTCGTTCGTCGTTAACTCGACCGCCGACGCCACAAGTACCCGCGTAAACGTCCGAGTAGCGGTTAACGCTGCCTCAATCCGTCGCGAGCAGCATAACGGTCGCGAGCATATCGTGGTGCCGTCATTTACTTTGCCGGATGAAGTCATTATGAACAATGGCCTCTACCCTCACGACGAGATTGAGAAGTCCTACAAGAGTCTTGAAGGCACGTTCGCCCCTCTAGGTCACCCGCAGGTCGATGGTGAATATGTAGGCGCTGAGCGTCCCGAGGCTGTCAACGCTTACCACTTCGGCGCGTTCAATAAGAACGTTGAGCGCAGGGGTAATCGGATCTATGTCGAGAAGTACATCGACGTAGAGAAGGCCAAAGAAAGCGAGATGGGGCGCCAAGTCCTTAACGCTATCGAAAAGGGCGAGCCAATTCACACGTCTACTGGCATTTTTCTTGACCGCGAGATGACTCCGAACGCTGAAGGTTATGGCTGGATTGCGCGGAATATGCAGTTCAATCATGACGCCGTGCTCCTGGGAGAGATCGGCGCTGCAACTCCCGCTGACGGCGTTGGCATGATGGTCAACAAGACCTTCGTTATCAACTCAGCGATTCCGGTAGTCAACGAAGACGCCCTAGACGACTCATACGGCGAGAAACTTGCCATCTTGAGCGAGGCAGTCAAGGAGCGGTTTGCTACTTCGGATTCTTACGCATACGTGCAAGACTTCGATGATCGTGCGCTGATCTACGTGACGCCAGAAGGCACTTACACTATCGACTATCACTATGAGGGCGACAATCCAATCCTTACTGGTGAATCTAAAGTTGTAACTGTTGAAACGTCATACAAGGTGAAAACTAACTCGCTCATGGCGCACCTTAAAGCCATGGTAGAATATTTCAGTACCAAAACTAAACAGCCAGTTGTGGCTAATGTTACCGAGGAATCACCAGATATGAAACCCGAAGAACTGCAAGCCGCGCTCGATGCGCAGGCCGATAAGTTGCAGGGCGCATTCAATACGGCGCTTGCAGCTCTTGAAGCTAAAAATGCCGAGGCGCTTACTGCTGTAAATGCCAAGCTGAACGAAGCCGCTGAATCCGGCCTGAAAGACAAGCGCGCCGCAGTAGCAAAAGTTCACGGCGAAGTTGTTGCAAACGCCTTGAGCGGTGAAGCTCTGGACGCAATGTTCGCTAGCGTGCAAACCGCTGCTGGCCTGCTGTCCGGTTCGCCGGCTAACAATGCAAAAGATGAGTTCGAAGGCTACAGCATGAATTCCGCTGATCAGGAGGCCAAATAATGGCTAACGTTATCTGGCGTGGTCCTGTGCATCTTGCACAGCCTGATTCGCGCACCTTGAAGACCGGCGCAAGCATTCTGCCTGGTCTGGCTGTTACCGTAACCGCTGGCGTGTTCCAGCTGGCCGCAACTTCCAAGGTCGATTACTTCATCATGCACAACCGTGCATACATCGGCGAAACCGTGGATACTGCTGTTCCGTCCGGCGAAACTGGCGAGGCGTTCAAGCCTGTTCCGCAATACG